GTCGTGTGGTTTTCGTGTCATAAAATTTTATACCTCCCCCGCTACCTGTTCCCCTTCAACGGGTTACGTCACAAGCCCCAAGACTTACAACTCCAAAGCCCTTGTTCATCATGTATCAACATATTTTCCTCGCGTCGTCTCGGGTACCACTCAGACAACCTCGGTTCATGCCATAAGTGTCTCACATGTCCGCGTGTCCTCTTGACTGACATAAAAGCATTCAAGCACCTGTCAAGCAGATCCCCGTCTTCTCTGCCGTGTCCCCACATCCTCTCGTCGTAGCCGTTCATTGCCTGCCAATCCTTAGCGTGCATAGCGCAAGTGCCACAAGGATTGATGTCAAGCTTATATCCTCCTTCCCGCTGTTCAAAGTTAATAAACGGGAACAGCGCATGCTTGTCCTGCAACGTCCTGCACTCGTCTATAAAGCTCTCACTTAACACGCAGTCCACATCGGTCTTGACTATAACAGCGTCTGGGTGTTCTTCACATGTCCGCCTTATCCATTCGTTGTTAGCGCGTGAAGGGCTGTATCGCTCGCTTTGTTCCGGTGTCTCGACAAGTAGTATAGATGCCATGCTATCATGCTTCCTAAAGCGTTCTACAATCTTCCTGTCTATGCCAACGGCTACACATCCTATAATTACTTTATTCATGGCGTTGTCACCATCTTGTAAACAATCCAAGCAAATGCACATGCAAACAAAATGATAACCATACATCCGCTCTCAGTCGTTTGCAGGCATCCGTTTTTCTTCTTTGCTTCCCGTTCTACATAGATTACTTGCGGTTCCGGTTTCTTTTTCATTTGTCTTGCTCCTTTTGTCCTCTGTCATCAGTTAAAATGGATGCATATTTGACAATAGGATTATTGGTAATATCCTTAGCACAACAGCCACACCCACCATCGTCAAAACTGCCGTCAATGGTATCCCCTATCAATATCATATTACCTAAACTATCGATACAAATATCGCCCCATGCATAATCGTCAATATTTGGGCTTTTTGCTGGAACCCATTGTATTTCGCTTGTTTTCATTTGCTTTGCTCCTTTGGCTCTAAAACTTCCCAGCTCGTAACATCCATCCGTTCACCACCCGCTATATGTATTACACCCGCGTTGCCTTTTAGCTTCTTATCCGGCCCAATCTTATCCCACACAGGACACTTACGCCGTGCTTCAAAGTCTGGGCTTCTGTTGTCTTTATCGCCTTTGCCTACCATTATCAAACCCTTTCATGCTCATACCCGCGTTTAATCGCCCGTTCCATATACATATCCTTCATCTTGCCCTCGTTGCCAATACCCCACCAGTTGCGCCCCGGCTGTCCTATGTGGTTTAATCGCAGTGGCAACTTAACCCGCTTTTCTGCTGGCCAGTTGTCTTTAAATACAGTGTCATAGTTCCCGGCGTGCTTCCAACTTGTAAACGTCGGGTTATGTGGCAAATGCGGGTCGTCGGTGTGGAATATCCAAAAGTATCCTGGCATTTCGTAAGGCGGATCCGGGATATACTTCACGCCGTCTTGATAACGTGGTGCTCCGTATAGGTTGCCAACTTCAAGCGTTGACATGCACTCATGCCAATTTACAGGGGGGAGAATGTCAGCATCAAACACACAAACCCACCCAGAATACTCCATAACAGGAAAGAACTTAATAAGCTCGTCCATAGCTCCACCCTTGTTGAATGTTGCCCCATTGTCATAGAATACGCTTGTTCTGTGTGTCACGGCTTCGATTACTTCTGCCACCTCTGCCGTGTCATTATCGTTATCGTCAGTTATGACATAAACAAGGTCAAGCCCTTTCTGCCACGTCAAAAGCGTTTGACGTAGCTTATCCGCATACCCGACAGAAACAGTTATGCCGATCATTTGATACCCCTTGCAATATTATCTTTACCTTCAAACGTGATTTTCATTTTGTACATGCCTTCACATGCTTCACCAACATTTACTCCAGTTACAACAAACATTTTCCCGACGGAATCAAGAGCCTTCCTCGATTCGTGCCAATTTGCCACGGTTTGAATAGTAATCGTTCCATCGCCTGCCGGATAAAGCAAAAGACGCTTGTTGTATTTCTTGTCCAGCCAAAGATATATCCATTTAAGCGGGTTCATACATCGCCCCTTTGCTTGCTTGTATTGCGTGGATGTTTAAACACATTCAATCCCTGCTGAATGTTGCCCGCTGCCTCTATCCTGTCCCAAACCTGCGGGAACCAGTCGGCATAGTCCTTTATATCAACTTCCAGCCGTTGCGCTTTAGGCACGAGATTAAACGCCTTTTCGCACTGCATCAGCATGTAATCAACGGCTATTTCAGCCTGTTTAATTCTCCTGTTCGGCTTGACGCTGTTGTTCATTACCCACCAGTGATTGAGCCAGTTGCCACGGTCTAGCCTTTCGTAGCTTTCTATGACCCTTTGCCGGTCACGCTTAAGCCAGATATACAGCGCGTCCGGGTGCTGTATTAACAAATAAGGCATAACCATTCTAAGCTGTGGGTTAACCTCAATATGGTTGTCCGGGTAATGATGCAGACTGCACAGGCTTTCGTGTGCCGTTGTGTAGTTTCCGGCAAATGAAAACGCGGCCTCTGCTGAGACTGTGCCACACCTGCCGGTTCCAAAAATAAACACGTTCATCTATTCACCCCTCAACCGTTGATAGTCTGTAAGTTCCCGCGCCTCGCTGTCACGTTCCGAGTGGTTAACGTGTTCGCGGTTTGCCTGTTCTGCAAGCTGTTGTGTGCTATGGCTTACATCGTCTTTCTTTTCGTAGTCGTAGTGACCTTTCAAACGCAAAGCGCATCCGCAACCGTGACAATACCGCTCAACCTGTGTGGCAAACCTATCCATAGACATCTTCCACCATTCCGGCACAATCTTAACGCCTGCTTTGTCGTTATAAACCGCGCTCCAAGCCGCTGCAACTTCACAGAAAAAGCCCTTTAGTTTGCCGTTGCGTTGAACGATTGCCGGGCTCCACCGCTGGTTAATATCACAGCTTGAAATAATCTTGTAGCGTGTATCCTTATCCGGCACAAGATCTGACATTGCCACCATAACCGCACCATGCAGGCTGTGCAACTCTTCGCCCCATACCTTTGCCTGTTTGCACGTGTCGCGCATCTCTTCGCCTGCTTTTGCGTTTCCGTGTACGTTAAAATTGTAATACCCAAATGTTTCGTTTACAATTTTGCCATGTCCGTTTAAGTTATTTGTCCATATTCCACGCTTTGCCCTGTTCGGCAATACCTCCGCCATAATATCGCAAAGCTCGTCAAACTGGGGGTGCAGGCAGGGGTTTCCGCCCATCATGCCGACAACGCCCGGATAGTCAATAAGTGACTCACAAGCAAGCAGGAAGTTTTCCGGTGTCATGTCCTCGTGTCCGTGCTGGTATGGTAGCATCTGCGTGCAGTTTGAGCACATCCCGCCGTCGCATCGGTTTGTTACAAGGATCTGCATAACGCCGTAGATGGCTGTGCCTCGCATGTCTCCGGGAGCCTTCATATTCTTTAAACATTGGTTCTTTGTCATTGTGTCGCCTTTATTTTATGTGAATTACACCCTTAAATGACCCCGCTTTATTGCTAGGCCCGTTTGTGGTGAAAATACTTCCGTCTGTACGTCTGTAAACATAGCCTCCGCTTTTATATCTTAGCTTTGCATGAATTACCCTTTCTGCTGTTTGATTTGCTGTTGTGGAATGGTTGAAATTGTAGTGATAAAGCACCTCGTCGATATGTGTTTCTGTCAAAGAATCATAAGCTTTCAAAAGCGATTTGTACCATACTTGGTCGTCGCCGTAACCAAGCCCGTTATCCCATTTGCAGGATCTTGCAATATCTGCATGCCATGCACAAAGGTGGTTAGCTGTCATTTGCTTCACCCCGCCCTTATGCGTCCGGTCGTCGCCTGCAAGCGTAAATGACTGGCGCTGTTTTTCGGTGCCGTTAATTGTCATATCACAGTCAAAAGTGATTACGTCTTTATTGCTGTTGCATCCTGCTACAATCGCTGATACATAGCTTGAAGATATTAAGTCGTCGTCGTCAACAAAGGCAATGTATTCACCGCCTGCGCTTGATGTTAATATATTGCGTTTTTCCCCGCTGGTGATCGTTCCGCCGTCGCAGAAAACGAGTATTTCAGCGTTTCCGACACGCTTGCACTGTCTTTGCAGGTTGCGGTATAAAGGCACCCAGTCGCGAGACGTGAGCGCGCACATTAGGATTGACAACTTCATTCAAAACAACTCCGGCTGATTAGGATTAACTTCCCCGATTAGTTTTTTGGTTTTCTCAGTGATATTCCGTACTGCCTTGCTCTCTGCCTCATACGTGATAATGTCACCACTTTTGCCGACAAGCATATTGATAGCAACCTTCACTGCTGGCATATCTTCCCCGTCTTTGATTGCGTTATTCAAGCTGCTGTTCTGCCAGCCCTGCCACGTGATCCGCTTCGACTTCTGCCAGTTTCTTGATCGTTTCTTGTATGTTCATTTTTGCACCTTGTTGCTGTTTCCATTGATTTCTTTGTTGGCGTTTACTTCACACTTATATTCTTGTTCCAGCCGCAGCGCCCGCTTTCTTTTTAAATAGCATTGCACAAACGGAAGTACAGGAAGTAGCACCATGGCTATCGTTATTTTTATCACTTCCGAAACGCATTCCCATACGTAGGGTGTCATATGTTTTAGTGTCTTCCAATAACCATGAAATTCCCAAAGAGTACGCCAATATCCCATTTTTACTATGTTAGAAGGGCAGTTTCTTATTTTTCCCGCATCTTTGATCAGGTCTTTTTTCATCATTAATCCTCTAATCTGTTACTAATCACCAGTTTCGCGCTCCTTGTTTTCGTTTTCGATCTCTTGCACCTTATCCCGTAAATCAGTCCAACACCAAGTAACACCTTCTGAGTCTCCGCCAAGTTCAACCCATAATTCTGCCACTTTTTCAATTAGTTGCGAATCACTCATCCTAACACCTCATCAACTTGCAGGATTACGCACCCTTTTGGTTCTTCGTCTGCTGGCACGTGTTCCCAAATTACCTCTGTTTTGTCTTTGCGCTCGTCAGAATAGCATGGTAGTAGGCGTTTGCATAGCTCATCATTTTCGTATCCTGCACAACCTGTACAAAACATATTTTCCGCTGTCACCGCTTGATACACCTTGCCGTCAATCCTCCGCCATTGTTCGATGTCAAGTACGCAGTTTTTCATTTCACCAGCTCCGGGTTGTCGTGGATGTTGCCGATTTTTTCTGCCTGCCCACGGCTTCCAAGCTGAAGAAACAGTGGCCCGAAATCATCTTGTCCATATTTTGCCTTAAACCTGTCCAACTCATAAACTACGACAAACCGCTCTCCTTTTTGGACACAAACATCCCCCTCAAAAATCCTCACCCCGTCCTTGTCTTTTAGTCCGGTGTATTGGCCAACTGTTGTTGGGTCTACATACCACTTTGTCATGTCATCCTTTAGCAAACCGTCACCAGTCTGTAATATCACATCAGATAATCTAGCTCCATCTTTCCATTTTGCGTGTCCCCCATATACCCACTCCCCATTATCAATCCGCTTGCCCCGAAACAAAATTTCTCTATTCATTTCACCATCTCCTTAGCCCTTGCCAACAATTCATCGCTGACATTGCGCTTGCCTGTTTCCAGCTTTGAAATGTACTGCCCGCCTGCATCAAGCCCTAAAGCATGCGCAAAAGAGGGCTGGCTCATTCCAAGCTTTTCCCGTATCTGTTTTAGTTGTTTGCTTTTTTCTTCCATGTTGTTCCTTTATTTTTTGTTGGCTTTGGCTTCGTCAATGATTGCCGTTATTTTTTTGACTTGTTCAAGCGTAAAGCAATCTGCGCTGCTGCTTGTCACAAATTCATAAATTCGGCTGTATCTTTCCTTTTTTTCAATTTCATCTTTGACGAATTGGATGTCTTCTTGGGTGGCAACTTTAATAATAAAATCGCGATACCACGCTTCACCGGGAGATGCACCGTTACTCTTTTTAAACCTTCTCTTAATGCACACGATATACTTTTTTGTAAAGCGCTGAACAGTATCGATTGCTTTGCCATTGTGCGATGTCTCAATTAAAAGCTTATCGCCGACTTTTATTTTGCTGTAGTCCATTGTTGTTTCCTTTATTTTTTGCCATTGTTCTCGATAAGCGACTGCCTGTAGTTTTGCGTTTGCTCTTCGATTTTTTGAAGGCGCGTTGATTCTGCCTCTATCATTGTTCTCAGAACAGATGCCTTTTTTACGTCAATTGAATAAAAAGGATATTCTGCATCACCATAAGCCTTTAACATTCCAATATTTCTAAATAAATCTGCAACTGCCCTGTACTTTGCAGCACAATTTTCAATCTCTTCAATTCTTTCTTCAAGCTCTTTGATTCTCTTTTGCGTGTCAAACATTTTCCTGCCCTTCGTTTAATCGCGTTTTAACGCCGTTTTATATCAGACCTATACATACACCTGCATTTTCGGCTAAAGTGCGTTAGAATTGCTCGGAGGGGTGTTTTTGGGTTAATTAGTCATTGCCCATTCAATCAAGTCTTGCCCTGTTTCATCTTCAATGTATTCAGCAAGTTGTTCAGCTTGCTCATCCGTTAGCCAATGATAAACTCCGCAACGATTAACATTTACATCACCATCACCATCGACAATTGCATCTCCTACATTAAAACGATATTCAGCAGCTTTGGCAACTTCTTCCTTGCTACTTGCAAATGCTTTTTTAATTGTTTCGAGTGAGTGTTTCATAATCTTTTCCTTTTTGTTACCGGGCTTTTCTCCGCCCGTTGATATTAACTTAGCACAAAACTGTACTAGTGCAAACGCCTTTTTTGCTTTTTTTGAAAGTTTTTTGCAGTTCCTTTTTCTGTTATTGGATTTGGGTTTCTTCGGAGCTAGTAAATGTCTCTCCTGCCCTGTTCAGCCCAACCAGCCGTGTTGTCGTCAACACCTCCGCGCTGTTTCTCAGCAAACATGACACGCTCCGGGATAAACACCATTTCAACATTTCCTGTCTTGCCGTTACGGTTTTTGCGGATATAAACGGTCGGTTGCCGTGACTGGTCGCCATCCCTTGCACGTCCAAGCAATGCAATAATATCAGCATCCTGTTCAATCGCACCGGATTCGCGCAAATGTGATAGCTGCGGTTCGTGTCCCTCTGCTTCCCGGTTTAGCTGTGCAAGTATGCAGATGTGAATGTTCAGCTCCTTTGCGCAGTTTTTGAGTGTTGACGATATTGCAGAGACTTCATTCTCACGGCTTGCATATCTGCCGTCTTTAAGTGGTGGCTTGATATACTGCAAATAGTCCACATAAGCAATCTTAACATCGTGATCTCTGACAAGCTCGTATAGGTTACTTGCTATTTCATCAGCACGGATATTGCCCTTGTCCTCAAGCCATAATGGCAGGCCTGCGAGCTGTGTTGCGTGGTTGTTAAGGTCTTTAAGCTGGTTCTGTTTTATGTCCCCAAGATTGTCCATGCTTGTCTGTATCTTGCCACATAGAACGCGCAAAATAAAATTCTTGCTGTTCATTTCTGCCGTGAAGTATGCTACCGGGATTCCTGCACCTGTCTGATTTTCCGCCATATTGACAGACAGCGCAGTTTTCCCGAGCGAAGGACGCGCCCCAAGAATTGATATTTCACCCTGTCGCATCTTCCAGTATCGGTCTAAGCTTTTCCACCCTGTCGAATGTCCTATCGCTGACATGTCATTTTGACTTATCTTATGCAGTAGGTCAATAGCTCCGTGCATGTGTTCGCTTATGTGTCTGACGTTTGTACATTGCCCGATTGTGTCAATAGTGTTGACAGCTTCGATGATTTCACGGCTTACAGCTTCAACCGGGGTGCCTGCTGATATTGCAAGGCCTGCTGATTCGATAGCTTTTCCAAGTGTTCGGGTTTTGGCAAATGAAATAACCGCCTTTAAGTTGTCGTGCAGTGTTGCCGGTGTCCCTGTCCCAGTAGTGCAGTGCGCCATGTATTGAACAGCAACGGATCTGACATCCTTATCCATTGACATCCCGAGAGTGGTTGTTGAGATAGCTTTGCCGTTCGCTATCATCTTCTTTGCCGTGTCAAGGATCCGGTTTGCAATGTCAGTAACAAACGGGTTTGTGAAATTCAGTGTGTCTGCAATCTTCTTTGTCGTGTCCGGGTATTGGATAAGGCATTCAATCACTGCCTGTTCTGTCTGATAAATGAGTTCCATTAAATTGCGCCTTTCTCAAATTGTATGTCGTTTCCAACTTCGATAAATCCGCCAGCCTGCACCCTGCTCAAGTCCTCCATCCTTGCCATAGTCAGTTCAAGCAGTGCAGGATATTGTTCATCTGTTGCGAGTTCAAGCTGTAACGTGTCGTTCTGAATGCCTGTCTTTTCTGCTTCGATGTATAGTGCATACAGTTCAAGCATTGACGGGCATTTTGCATAGTGTTGCTTCCAGTGCATTAGCTTGCCCTCCGTTTTGCTATTTCTCTATAACAGAATTGTTCTATTGGTTCGGTTCGGTTGTTTTCGTTATGCTCCTTGACGCATAAAAGCTTTATACGCTCGATGCTGTCTTTCGGCCATGACAGATCAAACGGCTTTGTACGCTTTTTGATATACGGATAATAGTATTCATAACATACAAGCCATTTAGTAAGCCCGTCCTTAGCCACCTCTTTGCCGTGGTTTTTTTCTAGTTCTCCGATATAGGCCTTTAGGTCAGCTGTATTTGTAAGCGGTGATGGTGTTCGCCCTTCTATCATTTCAATTGCCCGCCAAAAGTTAGCAAAAAACGATGGAGACGGCTCCTCCCCTAAAAGTTTGTTTTCTTTCTTTTCATTGTCTACATTCTCTACATTATTGTTTGTGCCCGGTGTCGTCTCGGTGTTGTCTCGGTGTTGTTCCACTGTTGTTCCACTGTTGTCCGACTTGTAGTTGCTTGGGTTCTGATAAGTGTCGTATTTGCAAATACTTAAGTGTGTTCCATAGGTGTCCGAGATTGTTTTACAAAACCCTATTTCAATAAGCTGTTTGATGATTCTGGAAACCTTTTGCCGTGAGTATTGGCGTGGCTTGCGGTTTTCAAACCATTCCGTTCCCTCTGCAATACTCCCGTAGCTCGTTACAACATCCCCGCGTTGTTGATCAAAGCCGGGGAACTTCTTTGGTTTTCTGCTGCTCCTTGCCTGTAGCAAAAGCCATGTAGCAACCCGCAGTGTATCGGGGCCACACATCCAAAGGCGTGATTCTAGTATTGCTCGGGCATATAGTACATAGCCATCTGGGATTATCGGGCCACTCATTCGCTGGCCTCCTTTTTGACATCAAGAATTTCTGTCAATTCATCCCGCAACTGCTCTGCAATTTGGCGTGAAATAAGCAATGCTCTGCCATTTAAATATATGCGCGCAAAGACACCGAGGTGTTCATATTCGGAGGCATGCTGCACCCGACTATCTTTGTACTGATCTGTGAATTTCGTCATTGTCGTACTCCATACTTGTGCTTGTGCTTACTTCTTGCTTTATGTCGTCTGCCATCAGCCAAAGTTCTTTTTTGGCCTGTTCGCAGAGAAGGGGGTGGCAGTTGTTTTGTTCAAGGCGTGTTAATAGCCTTGCAACGTGTCGGGAGGTGATACGGTTTATACTCGCGTCTTGCTGGTGCATACTTGTGCTTTCTTGTTTATATGGCTCGCGCCAATGCCCTAATATAGCGTGTTGTTTCCGGGTGTCAAGTTGCTTTCTGTCATCGTCTACCATCTAGGTAAAGTTCAATTACAGCCTCGGCAGTTTTAAGCGTCAACGGCTTTAACACATCGTCAATAGTCCATTCCTGTGCCATTGATGTTTTCCCACGGTGCTTGTACCATGCAAGAAATACATGTGTGCTTTCCGTTTTTTCCGGTGCAACAAGAATTGCAGCGTTTTCGTCATTTGAATAAACCTCAATATCGCTGTCGAAAACGATCTCGCGAAGCTCCTGCATGGTTCCGCAGTTCCAATTTTCAGCGTGAAATTCACCGAGTTTGAACGCGCATTTTCTGCTTGAATCATAAACAGCAGAGTTTGCTTTTTTCAGTTGTTCGCATCGCTTACAGTCCATCTTTCAATCTCCTTTGTTTGCGGGTGGCAAGTTAAGAACACCGCCTACCACGCCCACATTTATCACACCCACCCCCCATTGATCGACCATGCTTACACTTAGGAGGGTCTACTGGTCGACGGTTCGCCTCTGCATAGACATAATTATATCTCTTACAGTTTGTGACGTTTCCCCAACATGGACCTTTGTGTGGATTTGGGTCAAAGTCGCACTGGTCAAAAGCGTTTTTACTACATGCAAAGTTTCCGTCAGTTTGCAAAAATGCGTTTTTACATTTAAAAGTTTTCATCTTTCAATCTCCTTTGTTTGCGGGTGTCAAGTTAGGCCAACATATAACTATTTAACATTTTCCAGTTTCCATCTGCATATATATCCTTTAACAACCCATGTCTTTCTGCATAGTCAAAAGCTTCTGATCGTGTAAAAAAATGACCACAATCGTTTACAAAGCCATCCTTTCTTTTTTCTATATCCACTCCTCTCGGCACTCTACTGATAGCCTGTGAATGGCTGTAACCAGTGAAAATATCATTTTCTACTTTTATGGCTGGCGTTAATTTGTGTTTCATTATTCAATCTCCTTGTTGCTTGCGGATAGTTTCTTGTTAGGTAAATGTTTTAATTCCTCATGCTCGGCGTATCCACAATGCTGGCAAAACCAAGGGTATTCTGGATCCTGTTTAAATTTATGGCGCGTTTCCGTGTTGTGGTAGGCAAAATCCGAAGCTTCGCGCAGCTCGTTACTCAATCTCCCTGCCGTGTGGTATCCAATACTGTGTTCGCAGTGAGTGTTGCCCCATTCGTCGGAGCATGGCACTCGAAGATAAATCCTCGGATTCCCCTTATCATCCATTTCAAAGCGCACCGAATACGACTCGACCGAACCAGACGAGCCAGACAATGCTCTAATCGCGTCATGTTCGCTACTATTACCAAGATCGCTCATCGTTCAATCTCCTTTTATAGCTTACACGCATTTCCGCAACGATCCGGCTCGTATGCTCTAAACGGTGGTAAATTCCCGGTAAGCGTCCCATCTGCATACCGGACGCGATACTTGCCAATCTCGTTTGTTTTGGCATGTTCGCGGATACGACATTCAGCCTGGACAACAGACGACCGGTTGCCGATAAATTCGCCGTTGAGATGTACGAAAAACAGCTCGTCATTTTTGTTTGTTATTGTGTAGGTGTGTTTCATGATTCCTGCTCCTTTTCACTTTCATTAAGCAACTCTTTAGCTTTTTGCATAACATCAGCTATCAAATAAGGTGGGATACCAAGTATAGACATAGCCTTACATGTGCAGTCAACGGTTTCTTTCATTATTTTCTGCAAGTCTTTCTTTGTTACAACAAACTGATCTTCGCTGGTTTTCATAATTCCTGCTCCTTCAAATGCTTTTCGACAATCGCGCGAACGGCTCGCATGCCACTGATTTCACGGCGTAACACATATACCCTATTCCGATCTTTTGTGAGAAATTTTTCGTAGCTCCTTGCCGTGATCTTCCTGTCAATTTTCTTGAGTAGTTCGCTCATTTCGCTAGTCCTTTTATTTCCTCAAAAATATAGTTATCGTCACCGTCCGCGCAGTCCCCCAAGAACGCACAGAGAATGTTACGGAATCCTACACACCCGGAGCAGTCGTCATCTCCTGACGGTATTCGCCGATATGTCTTCCCGTCCACTTCCATTGACTTCTTCGTCCGCCGTTTTCTGTTTATCGGTTTTCATTCTTCACCCCTTGCTTTTTATGCCATCCTTTTGCCAGTTTTGCCGGATATCGGTCTATCGGGCGGGCGATTGTTGCCGTACTCGCGCAGGCACATGTCTTTATGCTCGTTATACCAATCCCTGCTAACACACGTTTCGCGCTCTACCATACTGGTATAAAACTCAACATCATCGGCTTTAGCAAGCGCCTCCTTGCGTGTCTTGGCTTCGACAAACCTTTCCTCCAACACATATCGTTTCACAAGCCATTTTTTCATCGTTCACCCCTTGCTTTTTTGATTGCCATTTCAGCCTTTAGCCAAACACTCGGATTGTCTTCGTGTCCCATGTCAACAATTGCCTTTAGCGCCTCATATAAATCCGGCGCTGCTGATATTAGGTTGGCGTTGGCTTCCATTTCCATGTTTACAACATCGATGTCTGACATGTTTGGATAATCATTTTCCAATCCATTACGCCAAAAGCCGTAACCATTACCACAGACTATAGCCAAGCATGCCGTCTCAACACCGTCAATGATTGAAACAATACAAACATCCGGGAAATGTCCCCGAGATGATCTTGGCGATTTCCATTTGCCCGGAGTAAACTTTTCTGTTCGTTCGCTCATTTCGCCACCCTTTCAATTTTAATTGTTTCCACATCCTCATGCTTCTTTAGCCCGATAATCAAACAGCAGGTTAAAAATGCAAAAAGACAAGTCAAGCCAAGCACTGCCAGGATGTTGCTGACGATTACCTCGCGCTCCAGCTTGAATAGTTTGCTTAGTAGTTTCATGCTGTCACCTCCATAACCTCAAACTCACAGCACCAAACCCACGGGTTTTCGTCCCAGTTGCCATAGATCGAGTCCCAAAGTTCTCCATAGGCAACCTCCGGCTCGTCCGACCATCCCCCGCTAGGCAGAGCATAGACTGGACACGTTCCGGCATCATCCACTACCACACCTTCCGCTATGGCATCCTCTTCAGAAATATCCTGCACACGCTCAACCCAAACGCGCTTGACCACAAGCTTAATCCGACAGGCCCATTTAGGCATATGAATTGATGGTTTCCATGCTGGTTGTGATCTTCCATCCCGTTCAAACGCTTCGCGCCATACCGCGCAATCCGTCCCGTCTGGCTTCATTTTATGTGGCATCCGTATCCACGGGCATTGATGCCAGCCACAAGCAAACGCTTCTCTCACCCACAGCACGTCTCCAGTCTGGCCGAAAGGGTTCCTGTGAGTTTTACTTTCCGTCAGCAGCTTCAACAAAGCCACGGGGGCACCATCCCATGGCAATACAGCACGGTCAGTTACCATTTCAGGCAGAGGCAAGACGGGGCGGCGCGTCTGAGTTTTGTGGCCGTCAAGAATTGCTTTGACCATTTGCGTGTTAAAAAGTATCGGTATCTCTTTCATGCCATCACCTCCATCCGCTTTTTTGCCTGTTCCAATTTTGAAGTGCAGTAAACAGAAACCCCGTCAACGCATTTGTGACTTTCGCGGTTTATGATGTTCTGTTCCTGCATTCTAAAGATCTGCTCTACCCGCCTGTCAATCTCACTTGCGCTCATTTCGCCCTTGTCTGCCCGCTTTATCGTTACATCGCTGCCAGTGTAAAGACCTGCTGTGTCAATGCCTGCAAGCATCAACATATCGCGTGTTTCGGGCAAACATGTGTTCCGAGTTATTACCGCACTGACTGTATTAGGCGACATTCCGAACGCCTCTGCAAACTTCTTGATCGTGCCATATTGGCTTTTGATCTGTGCTTTGATTTTTTGTCCTGGGGTCATGGTTTGTTTTCCTTTTTTTGATTGCCTTGTATTTTGTCAACGGCATCCCATAATAGAGGAGCTAGATTATCAAATGCTTCTGGGTTTTTTCTAAGAGTGACTAAAGTTGGCAAAACTGCCAGACAAAAATCGCTAAGCTGCCTGTTATACCATTCTTTACTATATTTTTTAACGCTGTGAAAACCCATAGTTTTAACCTTCTGCTTGCGTCTGTTTGTGCCTTCTGTAAATAGGAGGTTTGATGTTATAGCCCCTCCGTAGTCTATTTTATTTATATTCTCCAAACTTCATTCCATCTTGGATAACATCAGACAAAACAACCTTCCGCTCTTTTATAGTTTCGCCATAGTAGCTTTTTAGCTTCCTTGCGGCTTTTGTTAAAAAGCTTTTTGTGTGAATGTTAACACCAGCGTCATGGGAACATGATACCATTAGGCTTGCTTGGTATGTGGCTTTTTCTGTGGTGATTTTTTTCATGTTATCTTTTCCTTTTTATATTGGGCTTCATTGCCCGCTTGATAATATTAACTTAGCGTGTCATTGTACTAGTGCAAGCCCTTTTTTAATCTTTTTATCACTTTTTTTTAAAAAAAATAAACCCCGCTTTTTTAGGGCGGGGTGTTTGGTGGTGGGTTATCGCTTCAAAACCTGCTTGTAGTATCTTTGCCTCTGTGTGGCGTTCTTGCACTCTCTCGCTTTAAGAAAGCATCCACCTGCACCTGCTATGGCTTGACACTGTTCCTGTGCTGACAGGTACATAAAACGCTTGTATAGCTGACGATAGCCAACCGGATGAACGTCCTTTGCTGGCTGGTTTTCTAAGTAGTCCGCCATTGCCCGCAACATCTGAGGCAATGACTTTTTACGTGCGCCATTAGATAGTCGCCAATACTGGTTTTCAATCCTGCCAAGTAAGGCGTTCATTTCACGGCATATCACACCACGAATAAACCCGCTCTTGTGGCAGTGGTCTACTACAGGGTCAAAGTCGCTTGTCCCTGCAATGGGGCAAACTTCCGGCCTGTTGTCCTCTCTGTACTTGGCTAAGTCTTTTTGTCTTATGTATGTCATTTCTCATCGCCTTTCGCCAAATATACGACCAAAAACACTTGTATCATGGTTAATATCTCGCTGTTGTCTTTGCCCCTGCTGATATGCAAGCATCAACGCCTTCTTGAAATTGTCTGTTGACATCGTAACCTTTCCTTTCGCTAGTTGTTTGTTGCGCTTTTCGATGAGTTGCCAGAGGTCTTCGAATTGCATCACTCACCGCCTTTCCATTCGGGGTTTAGGAAGCGGACTTTTAGCGGGGTGGCTAGCTTCCGCGCACTGCACGAACGACTAAACATATATCCATCCTTCCTAATATATCCAGCCAAAAATAAGACCCATTCACTGCTACCCGTAGCCCCTTTAAAATGCACCCCGCCGAAGCCGACAATATCAACCGCCCTCGAAAGGCGCATCATAGTGCCTTTTTTGTTGAAGGGGTTCTCGAATTTCCACTCGTGACACCTTTTCACAACATCGCACACAATCCACTTCTCGACCTCGGGCGGTTCCGGGCGCTGGTAGTCTGGGCGGATGCGGTAGACAATAGATGGGTTATAAGGATGATTCTTGTTAACCAACAAACAAGGTTGCCACTCCCTAATATTTGTGCCAAAAAATTCTAAATCAGACCTTTGGACGCCTTGTAACACATCTCTTTCGTCTTGTGTTAAAAAACACCATTGTACTCTGTTGCTCTTGCCCCATTCGATCTGCTCGTCTGTAAGTTCGTGCTGTTTCATCTCGCTTGCTCCCTAAAATGGATTACTATTTTGCGTAGGCGCTTGAAAGGTCGGCATCGGTGCAGGTTGCTGTCGTTGCGGTTGTTGCTGGCCGGTCTGTTTCGGCTCGTAAAAACTAAGCCAACCATTCCAATCCGGTGTTGTCGGCAATGCGTCCAGCTTCATCGACATGTTGCCGTTTTCGCCCTGGAACACGGCTCCTACATTCATATAGCGCTTCTTTGTCTCTCCCTGCTGGTTTTTGTATTCGCCAACCGTTGCTACTACGTCATATAGTTTCTTTGCCATTATTTAACCTCTGCTTCTATTGTTCCGATTGGTTTTCAATCGACATTAAGAAATTTGTTGCCTCGTTAATTTCTGCCTTTGCGTCATTAACCATTTTTTCTGCATCCTCAGCAATCAGTTCGGCCATCGTTTCAATGATCAAATCCTCATGTTTTGATATGGCGCGATACAAAGCCTTTGATGCAATATCGCTATCAATTCCGTTTGATTGCGTTGAGCACCCAGAGCTTCCATAATACCCTGTATATGCCGAAAATGCGATGTTTGCCGAAAAGACAGAAAATCGATTGTCAACGCCAAATCCTATACCGTGTTTATCGCATCGCGGTTCTGAACACAGTTCAGCGTGTTTCTGCTTTATTGACTTGATGCCGTCAGCGGTTTTCATCTTTTGTTGTATTTCTTTTAGTGTTTTCATTATTTAACCTCTGCTTTCATTTGTTGCTACTCTACGACAGGACGTGCTCTAACGCCTGTTGTTATCTTCTTGCCAAGTCTTACGTTGTCTTTAACGTACAGCTCAACTGTTTTGCCTTTCCATTCTACAACCTTTTTACCCCAAGCGTTCTGCAACTCAACACGGCTTTCCGCACAAAGGTGCAAAAACTTATTCGTTCCCTCAAATGCCAATGCAGGGACATTGTTTCCAATCCTGCCATGTGGCCACACAACAGTATCGAACACTACGACAGCGGCAAGTTTCAATCTGACAGGTCTTTCAATATCATCCGAACCAATCCATATTGTGTTACGCAATGATGAGGCATTTCCGGTAAATTCGGTCGGTGCGCTTGTTTGTGCTACTTCTGACATTTTGCTATCTCCTTATTCTGAAAAGTCCAAATCTCCGACACCTTCGAGCATCCACATTGGAGCCTCTAGGATTTGATTATCTGCAAACACCCCGGGAAAAACACCGGTTGCCTCTGCCTGCCTGTATGCGATTGCACACTCTCTGCAAGCGTTATAACCAATCTCTGCAAGCGTATAATCACAAGGCAAAACAGCAACATCATAAGGCGGTGAGGTCTCGACAACAATCCAGCCGAATGGGTAATCCGGCGCAGTTATACCGTTTGCCTCTAAACCATGCGAATACCACCCCGATTGATAATGGTAACCATAGCGTATAGCAGCCCGTTCAAACCGCGATATGTCATCGCATGTCTTGACATCATACCTCATGCCGTCTTTGCATAGCACATCAATCAACGCCTTCCCTTTGCCATACTGCACATCCTTCCAATAACAACTGATTTCCTTCTGAGAGCCTTCTAAGGCCTTTCTCGCTTGATTGTTGCGATATACAGCGTCTTTGATTGCCTCTAGGATTTGGAGCATTTCCGGGGTGATTATGTCTTTGCCTTCGTTGTCTGCAACAAAGTCCTTGTATGCGTTGCTGTTTTTTGACATTGAAATCTCGCCGTCTTTTTTGGTGTAACCTGTCCAGACTGCAACCGTGGCACCAAACTTTTGAGGTTCGAGTATCAAGGCGTGTGCAAGTTTGCCGATATTCTGCGCTGCGGTTGATTTGCTATAACCGCCTGTCATTGCGTGGTGCATGTGCTTTAAGCTTTTGTCGATGCCAGCTTTTAGGGAGCTGTAGTTTATCCCCTCCGCGCTTCTGTATACTTGTTCTTCTTGTTTGATAATCATTTGTTTTTACCTTTCAGAAAAACCTTAGCCTTCAAAACACTTGTGCTGATAACCTCATCCAAGTTATGGCCTGTCTCGTGGTTTGTGTAGGCATCGTCAATCCCAACATACACGGCAAATGTTATGCCATCTGAGCCGTCACTGAACTGCCCCTCAAACCGTGTTACCATAACATAGCATGGTACGCCTATCTGTTTCTTGATCTGTTTGATTCTGTTCTTGTACATCTCACTGCCTCCCACATTTAGGGCATTTGTCGCCCAGTTTATATTCACCTGCACAGATAGGGCATACCCTCCAACCTGTGCCGATTGCCTCGCCGCTTCTCTGTTTGCCACCTCTTAGCGGACGTGATCCGAGCGGGTGTCTGTTGCGTGTTCGTGTGTTGTGGGTCATTTTCATTCCTCCAGTTTTTCAATCTCTTCTTTGATTTCCTGCAATATCTTGCTTGCGTTTACATAACGTTCTCTTAACTCTTTGCGCTTGCGGTCTTTTGGGGTTTCATTGGGGATGGCGTAGACATGTCCACAATAAAATCGCTCGCCAACGCATTTATGAAGCCACTTTGCCTTAGAGTGATTTAAAAGTTTTGCACCGTGCGTTTCAACAATCTCGCCACGTTTGTCATCCCCAAAAACAACCGTGTGATTTTCCGGCACTTCAATCACTTTCAAAATGCCTATGAATTGAGCATTTGGTTTGTTATTGAGAAGTTCTTTGTCTGCTGTATGAGATAAGACATCAAGGGTGTTTGAATTAGCGCTTTTTGTTAAACCATGCTCATTCGTCACCAAGTGCATGATCCGTGTGTTTTCTTCGTTGTGTGTCATTGGGTTTTCATTTTTGGGGCTTTATTATTCTTCTTGTGTGTAGGCTATTCGCGTGTAGGATGCGCGACCCCCATTTAGTTTAAACAAGCTGTCTGAGATCATTAAGTACTTTATACTGCATTGCTTCTCTCGCCTTAGGGTTAGTCAGATATGTTGTCTGCATCTTTTCAACCCTGCGACAAAGCTCTTGCATGTATGCTTCTGTTGCTTCATCTGCCATATAGTAAAAATCTTCTGCGGTTATACCGTCTTCAATCATAATACTGGCAACTGATTTTGCAAAGTTAATTGTTTCTTGTGAAAGTTGCATCTTATCTTTTCCTTTTTGTTAGGCTTTATTGCCCTTTCGATACTATTAACTTAACCCCATATTGTACTAGTGCAAACCCTAAAAGCAAAAAAAATGAAAAAAAGTTTAAGGCAATAAAAAACCCGCCTGCTGACTACAGGAGAAAGGAAAGAAACCTGTGTGAGATGTCAGCAAGCGGGCTTGCCTTGACGATTATCGAATGGCGGAGCCGGTCCGAAAAATCTGTCGAGCGCCGTGGTAAGTGGCAATAATATAACAGCCTTTTGCAACATTGCAATAAAAAGCCCGCCCGCACAGTGAAGGAGAGAAAGAAAGGAAAAGGAGAAAGGGAGGTGTGCGGACGGGCTAAGTTATTTAAATTTTTGTTTTAATCCATGCTATAATTCCAAGTGCAAATACGCCTAATATTCCTGTTACGATCACTCCAACGCCTGTTACAATAGCAGTTCCGCCACCTATTTTTGCAATCTTGCCAAGCAACCTAATGCCTTCTACATCAAGATCAGTCAACCCCAGCGGGCAGTTGTGATGCTTTAATCTCTCGGCAATATCTCTTGCCAATGCCTCGCGTTCTTCATAACTCATTACCTTTGCCCTTTCTCAGTTTCCCGTTGATTTCGAGTTTGACAAAGAGCCTCCAATAATCTGCCTTGTCTTGGTTGCTGTTCCATGCCTTCCATCCGCCGACACGCAAACACTTATGTTTTACGTGTCGCTCAATCCATCCGACACCGTTTATAGTGGCAATGTCCAACCATATCTGATCTGCCTCTTTGCGTGTGCAAAGCATTGCCTTATACAGTCCATCGTGTCCTGTTGCCTGCGGTGCATTGCCAGCCTCCAAAGGATGCCCCCACAAGCCCCAGACAAACCAAGGCGAGCTTTCACCGTCTAACACAAACCCGCGCTTGATACCCAGCCAAACCCAGCCCAAAACATCCGAATAATATTCGATGTTCCAAGGATCGTTTAGGATAACTTTGTCATCCTTGTAAGGGCTGAATTTTGGCTGAATGTCTAGCATGTTTTATGGGGTAAATGTCGGTGCTGGCGCAGATGATGTGTTAATAATATCCCCGCCACCGTTTAAGCTGTTGACAATCCAGCCGATACCGGCATAACCGGCAATGCGCGAAACGGCGTTGATAGCACTAACCCACACACCGGAATTGTCCGGCATCTGTAGCAATGCCCGGGTGTCGAAGGTTTCGATGGTTGCGCCTTCTTCAAGATTGCTTTCGACAACAAGCCGGTGAACGCCTGTCATGCGGAATGCTGGTCTATCCGGCTGATTTGCAAGCGCCTTCATAGCCTGTACACGGCTTTGTCCGGTTGACCCGCACCCAAGCAAGGCAAGGCACATAATGACGCTTAGAGTTGAGAAGATTAGCTTTTTCATTTTTTCGGTCTCCTTAGTTGTTGCGCCCGCACCTTGCAGGCAATGGTGGTAATGTACCATGTTTTACTGATTTTGCAACGATTCCGCAACTTCCGCCAAACCCTCCCACGGATCGCCTCCGCCCTGCCACCGCTGATAATGATAGGCGTACTCGTTGTATCGATTAGTTAGGCGGTCATATTCCAAGACGCGCGTAATTTCTGATATGCTGTCATTGTTTAACAGTTGCGCGAATGTTTCATCGTATCCACTTCCGATACCTAATGTCAGATTGTAGGTGGCATTGACGCGCCCGATTTCAGTTTGTAGGTTGATCGCTGAATTGATAACCGTTTCCGGTATTGGCTCGGGTTCAACCGGTGGCGCAATGACCCGCGTAATCGTAATTGTTCCAGCCTCATCGTCCCACACGTCATCCGTTGGTGCTTCTGCGGTGACATTAACCACCTCGTACATGTTGCGAGCTACGCGCCAGTCGATTGGGAATTCGGACAGCTTGCCTGTGGTGCAAGTGCCGTCTGTCCATTCGTGTTTGCCGTTGTCGTTGGTGATTTCGCCTGTCAGTTTGTTTTTGTATTGCATACCATCTCCTTAGTTGTTTACAATCCAGCTTGTAATGGTTGCATGTTCAGTTGATGTCAATGCGCGATTGTAGAGCAAAACATGGTTTATTGATCCGCTAAAATATAATCCTTGGCTAATCCATGCCCCTATTATTGCAGTCACATTTGGTACAGTTTGAGGGGTTGTCCCCTGCGATGTCACTCCGGTTATTTGTGATCCGTCCAAGTACATCTGTATTTTGTTTAAAATGTCTCCATCTTCGTTTTTGTCGTAGCTCATGCCGTAAACATTATCCAAACCAGCACCAATTGATAATTTAAAAATTCGGTAATTATTTGTGCCAGCAAACAGGTGTCCGGTATCTGTCAACACTATTCCAGTTTGCTGAGACGCATTACCTGTTAATGAAACCCCTTTGTTTGTGGTGGATCGTCTACACCTTAGGACGAGTGAATACGCGTCAAGACCGGCCCACCAATTATTAAATAGGTGATAGTCGCCGCTTCCGTCACCGTATAGCCCAATTGGATCACCGCCTACATAAGCATCGTTCACAAGCGAGCCTATATCTGTTCCAGTTACGCCATCGCGATAGCTACCGTTCGTTGTGTACGGAAGCCAATGGACAAGCCCGTCTGTTATTGGTGGCATTAAGCCCCCCACCGGTGATGTCATCAAGCAATTATTTCCCGCCCAGCTCATTAGCTCGCCTCCGCTGTTGATAAGATGCGCAACCCGCCAGCAGGGTCGGCAGTGATAATTAACAAAATCCACACGCTATTGGCCGTCAACGCGCCGGAAATGTTTGTCGTGCTGGTCGGAAGGGTTAGGGTTAAATCTGCGTTGCTTGTTTTGAGCCAGTATCTAAAATCATCGCCGTAACTAATTCCGGTAACACTGCTGATTGTGTGGGTTGACGCTGAGCCCAAGTCGTTGTACATGTCGCGCCGTGCATCGCTGTAGACAAGCGCCCCGTTGTCTCCCGAAGCATCGTAGCCAACCGGAGAGCTAATTGCGCTGTCGGGGTGGCTGTCTACGGCATCGCGGTTGCTTGTTTGTGCGTGTGTGTAGTCGCCGGTTTGTGATGTTACAGCGCCGGTTCGGGTGTTAAAGCTTGTCACACCACTTGCCCCAGCGTCAATAATTGCGCCGGTTACATTAACCTGCGTGTTCTGCTCCTGTACGTTTACTGTTGTATCAGCCATTGTAAACCCTTTCGCGTGATTCAAAAAGCCCCTGCGCTTTAATCGGTTCGCCACTTGCCGGGGCTAAGTGGATCTCCGCTTGATAGGTTCTCTGTGTCAGCGTTGCGGTTTGTGCGCCTGTTATCGAGTATGTAAATTCACCGGCGCTTGCGTCGCTTATTGACAGGTCAATATTTAACACTGCCTCACCGTCTGAATCGGTCTTGTTTTTCTTGACAACAAGCTTCCCTGTCCATCCGGTTACATCCCTGGCAACGTCGTTCAAGGTCGCCGTAACCTTGCCAGCACTGCCCGCGCCTCTGATTACGCATATCGTGTCAAATGTTTCAAATGCCATAATTACACCTCTTAATCTGCTACCAATACAATGTCAAATCCACCAGCTACACCTGCTTGGTCTGCTGCGGTATTAACCTTCATTTCGATGTCTGTTTTAGCGTCAAAAACTTCCGGCTCTTCGTACCTGTGCTGATATGCGCTTGTCCCGTCTGTAACAATTGACGAATCGTGTTTAAGCTGAAACACCTGTCCAAACGGTCTAGCGAAAAGTTTCATTTCATGCGCAGTGTCACGCCTTGCCCCTGCCGTTGCTACATACCAGTCCCGCATATATCCAGTGTATCCGTTTGGTATTGTGTAAACAGCCATTAGCGTCTGATTGTTGCCGTTGTTAATGATCGCCCGGACTGAACTTGCCGTATCCGGCACACCGCCTGTCTGAGTTGTCCCGTTCTGCCGGATATAAACATTGCCGACAAGATCAGTTGACCCGACATTTTTCATTCGGAATACACGGATTAAATCTGTCCCGCCAACGCCGGAAATATCCACGTCAGTCTGTCCGGTCAATGTTACAGTCTGCGTTACAAGATCATAGCTTGAATCAAGCCCCTGTATTTCAATGTCTACTGTATCGGACGCGCTCGAACTGGATATAAGCCCTATATCAGCAGACGTTGAATATGTGTATTGCATAGCACCCCCGCCAAGTAATGAATCGTCTGCACCGTCCCAAATTGTAACAAAGCCGTCTGCTGTGTCAAAGTCCGGCGCTTTGCCGAATTTGTGGATAAATGATGTCCCTGTTACATTCCCCTCGGCAATTGAAAGCCCGCTTGAATTGTCGCTGATTGTAAGATTACCGTCTGCCGTGGTCTTGACATTATGCCAGTTGCCGTCCCCGTTTTCACCTATTAGCGCCGCCTTAACAAGTTCACCGTCATCTTCCCCGGTTATCGTGTCCTTCATCCTATGACTTGACGCTTTCCCGCCTGTACCCTGCAATTTAGTCTGTAGTCTGAATGCAGACTGAGCACCGGCACCATTAGTATAAACGACCCTCATATACTGTGCATGTGCATTGATTGTGTATTGTTCTGCGGATCCGGCGCCGATTGTGTAAGTGTCGGCGTGATCCCAGTTTGTCCCGTCGCTTGACTGCTGTATACTTAACCCGTCTGTAGCACTTGCAACATCTGCATAGACATTGACAGCAAACTGCGCATGATTAGTGATGTCCTTTGCTGTGCCTGTAAACGTCGCACCGCCTGCAAGCGGTGTTGCCGTTGAGTTAGCGCTGTCTATTTCGCCAAGGACTGCTAGTTGTCTTAATACGCTCATTTTATGCCCCTATCCATTGTGTGCCGTTATATTGGACTGTAATATTTTCGCCTGCATAAAGTGTTTCCGTACTGTCACCGTAAAGAGTATTCCCGTTAAAATCAAGCGTCACGGCAAATGTTGAATCCGTGCATGATATGTTGTAAACTCTGCCTGCATCCGGTGAGGATGGGAATGTTATATCAACCGTATTGCTCGAAGCGTCAACAGTTATGGAGTAATCAGTTTTAACAAGCGTGTAATCTGCTGTTTTTGTTGACGCAGACAAGCGCTGACCTGCACCGCCTATCGGGTATTCGGTGCCACCGTCACCATAAATCAGCTCTTTGTTTGTGCCGTCCCATCTGCGCTGTGCCATTATAACCCCCCCCTGCAACTACTACAAGGTTTTTTCTTTGGCTTAACCGGCTGTTTTGATTCGTCCCACATTGCGTTCAGTTCAGCGTGGTCGTGTTCTTCAAGCTCGCACATGTCGCCCTGCCAAGTGATCGCGTACTCTTTGTACTTGCCTATCATGTGAGGCATGTTTAAGCGTTTTGCGCGTGCTTTTATTGCGTGTATTTTTACGGTTTTCATGTTGCCTCTGCCACTAATATCCCGACAGTCTCAGTCCAGCCTGCATTATCCAGCGTTGTCTGATAGTCCCCTACAGGGGTATCCCCTGAGTCTTTGAATCCAACGTAAGAGAATCCAATGCGCCATCTCCCGTTAATCAAATCAATTATACAATTTTCTGTTGTTGCCTGCCAATTAGTGTTTGTATTGTCTCTTCTCTCTGTTGCAACGTTGCCAGACTCCCAACGGCAACTTGTAAAAGGGTATGCCGTTGAAGTTTCAACCTGTATCATCCGCTCTTCACGCCACGTTGTCGGGTCAGAAATCAAAAACTTTCTCGCCCCTATTGTTGCGCCATCAATTGGGCTTATAAGATTGTTTGTAAAAGTATATTCTTCAACAAGATCATTACACGGCCATTCTGTCGGGAGCCATGTGGTACATGGGCAAGAGCATGGAGCCAAAACATTGTTGCTTGCACGAACCCATATTACCGCCTGAACTGTCGCGCTTGCCGTTGCTCGTACATTTAACGAGCCGTCCGAGCTATCCACATAAACGGTATATGGCGAATCTGAAACTATGTCTACATCAGAAGCAGGACAGTTTAACCACTCTTCGCCAACGGTCGGGCTTGTGTTGTCGCCTGCGCTGGTTTGGTCAATCCAACACTCTATATGTCTGCGTCTGTAGTCTATCGTGTCGTCTAAAACTTCGTCATAGCTTGCGCTGTCGGATTGCACCGCGAAGGTTTTGTTTATGCCACGGTCTGAAATCTGCTCCTCTATTGCCTCAACATCGACAACCGGAGCCTTATTTCTAACAAACTGTGGAATAGCACTGATAACCCCGTCGGCATTGACCTTAACCGTTTTCCCGTCGCCACGGTATTTAATATCTTTGACGTAGTTCCACAGGTCTAAATGCCATGATCTCGGGATTACCCGCCCGCTGTTTGGTGTTGCTGGTAGTTTTCTCCGCATTTGCTTAACTCCCTACCGGATATAGATCAGTGTCCCAGTCGTCTGCGTGCGTGTATTCAACAACGCCCTTATAACGTGTGCCGTCTTCGTCGATTGAAACTCCGGTTACAAGCCAATCACCTGTATAGCCGAATGTTTCCCCCGGTGTAACCTGTGTTCCTACTGTCTTTAAAATTGCCTCTACACTGCTTTTTGTGGCGTTCCAGAATTGATATTCAACAGCAAAGGCAGGAGCGAGCCAGCTTTCGACTCCCGGCTTTGTTTTGTCTTCAAGTTTGACCCAGTTATCTCCGGGGTTATCCGACGACCACATATATGTACTTCCGTCAGCGTCGCTTTTGTCCGTCGCACCTGCCCACCATGTAGGCGTTCCACCTGTCGCGCTTGTCGAGATAACATAAAGTTCATGATTCCACTTTGTCAGATAGCCGGTTGCGCTTTCAAGTGGCTTTTCAAACGTTGACGGCTTCGGCAAATAAACGTCGTCGTTATCCTCTTTGTTCAAAAAACCGGATCGCGCCGGATTATCGGTATAAACCAAGTCAAGAAAAACAAAGTCGTCGTCCTCTTCCTCATTGCGTTTTGACCATGAGGCAAAATAGACTGTCCCTATTTCAGCGTCTGTCTTTGTGGCATTGTATGCAGGAATAAACGAATACCACGTTCCTATAGGAGGTCTGTATTTGTAGGTTACAGTTGTTTCACCCTGTGAACCACCGTATTCAGTCGAGTTTCTTAATTGATAGTCTGATAGTGCCATTATGGGAACACCGGTTGCTGTGTTTGTCTTAGTGAAACAAGTTCTGTTATACCCATTGCGATTCGCTTTTGGTAGCTTGTCTGCCGTTCCAGCCAAACGTTAGTCGTTTCCTGTTCAGTTGCACGGCCTCCGACAATACCGCCAATACGCAAAAACTGATCGCTTAAAGTTTCTTCACGTTGTCTCTGTGCTGTCGCTATCGTGTCTTCCTGCGTTTCTTCGCGCTCCTTTTGAGCCGTTGCCATTATCTGCTTTGCTTTTTCGTCTGCTTCCTGTTTTGTCAGCTTCTTCATTAGCTGTTCGCGGAGTTTGGCAAGTCGTTTTTCTTTGTCAGCGTCTATTTTTTCAGCATCTTTAACAATGTTTCTGTATTCCGGCACACTAAAAACAGGCGGTGCAATTTCCAAATCAGCAGAAACAGAACTTACAACATCTTTCCAACTTGACTTTATTACGTTAAATTGTTCTAATATGTCGTCGCCAATATTTGCAGCGGCTGCAATGCTTTTAAAGTCACGCTTTTTAATTGCTGTCCACATGTCTTCAAACTGGCGCCCGACAATCCTTATCCCGGCGAACATTGTTTCTGCAAACGCTTTTGCTATTGCTTTCCATGTTTCACCGGAAAATTTATACATGCCGAAAAGTATTTCGCGCCAGTTTTTTGCAACCCACTTGAAAGACGTTGTTATATTTTGCGTTACAACAAGAATGCCTGTACCTATATTTTCAATAAGCCCGCTTGCAACCGTCCAGGCTTTTTTAAATGCAAACTTTGCCTCTGTCCACATTGACTTAAACATAAAAGCCCATTGCGGTGCATTGCTTTTAATAGTTTCGGCCATATCTGACATTTTTTTTGTCAGACCTTCTGCACCTCCTTCAAGCGTTAATACTTCTGTTATTACTTGCCCTATGCCCTCGGTCACGTCTCCATAGGCATTTTTAAGCTGTGTTAATCTGCCTGCGGTTGTATTTGCTTCCTCCTGTGCCTGCTGATAGCCTTTGTTCATTAAATCGGTGACAATTGCTTGCTTTTCTGCCGCAGTTGTCGCCGTTCGCAGTGCTGGAACATATCTTTGAAGAATTGTGTATTCACCCTGCATTGCAAGCGCTGTATATCTTGCTGCCGCATTTGAATCAAGTCCCAGAGCCTTGCTTAATCCTATAGCGCCTTTAGTCGCTTCCTCCATTTTGTCCGGCATAACACCTAAATTTCGTATCATTGCCATTTGAGCTAAAATAGCTTCATCACCAAAAGTTGTTTGACTTTGTATTTGACTTGCAAACTTTTCATATTTTGGAAGAAGTGTGTTTACAGCATCCCCATTTGTTGCCAATGCAGACGCTAAGGAATTAACGGCGTTTTCCTGTTTTGAAAAAGCTCGAACGGATTGGACACCAAGAGCTGCAACCGCAGCACCGCCGACCGCGGCATATCGCTTTGCCTCGCGTGCCCATTTGCCAATCTGCTTATCCGCGCGTTTCATTGCACGGCTAAACTGTTTAGTCTCTGCTGTTAGCCATACTTTAAGCTTTGCCATACATTGCCGCCGTTATTTTAGCCGCTTCTTTCGCGGAGAGTATCTTTCTATGTCCGGCCTTATCAATTGAGGACGGGGCGAAAAAGTCTTTAACGTAAAAGCGCGGCTTCTGACTTGCGAATCCGGCAAGCTGTGCAAGGTAATAATCTGTCTTATCCCTTCGCTCGTCCTGCCATAAAAAATACTGTCTGTATTCATCTGTCTGCCTCGCTGTTATAAGATCATCCAGCGAATCGGGATTGACCCCAAGCTCGCCTGCTATACGATAGTCTAACAGGCGATCCGGGGTTAATGTCAGTTTCCCGCTGGGGTTACTCCGTTGATGCGCAGCGCTTCTTGTACCAGTTCCTTAAAAACAGGCATTAAAAGGTTTTGTGCTTCTTCAAAAGTAAACATTTGCGAACCGTCTTTATTGCAAAGACATTCAGTGATCGCAATCTTGTCGCCGTTGTCGTCGTCCAAAAGCTTAAAAAAATCTTTTCGGCTCATTGGTTTATAATAAACCTCTGTGCCTTGAATAGTTCGTTTAATAAGCTTCGGTTTCGTTGCGAGTAGTTTTTCTTTGCTTGTCATTGTCTATCCCTTTCACCTATTGGATTGTTTAGCTTCCTGCCGAGAATGAAGGAGCCGTTTCGGTTGTGCCGTTCAGATTGGTGACTTTAAAGGTCACTTCATAAGTCGGGCGGTTGTCTGTTTCTTCACCCACATTTCCAACGCTCAGCACTTCGCAGTAAACCGTATAGGTTCCGAGAGAATCCGGGAATGTAATGGTCTGCAATGCACTGCCACTTGAAGCTTCCCACGCGGCGATGTCTGACTGATCGTGCGGGTATGTGTGGGTGAAATTTTCGTATGCGCGAAGCTTTGCAACACGTCCGGTTTTTACGGCTGTATTGCCCTGTGTGGTTCTATCGAGTTCCGCGCGGGTAAACCCTGGGATCTCGATACTGATCGGGTTCTGTGTGATAGAAACCCCTGCGTGAGAAACGCTAAATCCATGACCTTCAACTACTAAACTCATTGTAATTACTCCTATGCTAGTTTGTACTTGATCTGTAAATCAAGCGATTGTCTGACTATTGCTGTTTGTCCCGCCTCGTTCTCAAGGTCGGAAAGATCGCGCTGGTCGGTGATTAGTGCGACATAAATTTTCGTATCGCCCCATGTCACTGTTCCCTGTGCGTGCATGTCTCTTATAATTCCATTTCTGATTACTTCGCAGTCGTCGTCGTTATCGTCAAAAATGTCAATCTGAAATATTTCTTTAGCCCATGTCTGACGGGCTATTAAATCGTTACCCTGTGTGCCACCTGGAATGCGTTGGAACACGATATAAGGATATGAGGCTTCCTGTGGTGCATGATGTTGATAAACGCTTGCACCGGCATCAGACACCTGTGTAATGCTTTCAAGCTTCGTCTTGATTGCGCTTTTAATGCTCAAACTAATGCCCTGCCTTTATTCCATTCGCGTTCTATGGCTTTGTTTGCCTGCTGTATTACTTTCTGAACTGCTCTATCACCTGCTGATTCTCTGGCATTTCGCATAAACCTGCGTGCTCTTATACCTCTTGACATTGACCCAAACTCAAGGATGGAAGCAACGGCGGAAAAATCAACCTGCCGTCCGTCAAGCATAATTGTCCGGCTTCCGTCCTCTTTTATGTAAATATGTCCGTTTACTTTCCCGCGCCGTGTGATCCATGCTTTTTTAGCAATCAGTTTGCCTATGCTTTCAGACGGTGCTTTTGCTTTTGCTTCTTTGCGTAGAATTGTCAAGCCTGCGCCAATTGCGCTTTTCATTACCCGCTTCCCTGCCTTTTCCCCCATGTTTCTAATTTGCTTTTGCAGTTCTTTGTCGCCTATTAGCTCAACGCTTACTTTACCGCGTCCACCGCCTACTTTGCCAAACCGTTGAATGGCGCGTTCCTGCCTCCACGCCTTGCGCCATGCGTTGCGTGCCGTGTCACCGCTAAACCCTCTGCCTAATCCTTTAATAGCCATCACTTCACCTCCCGCGCCATGATAACCATATAGCGGAAATGGTCGTCATATTGTGGCGGTTCAAATTCAAGCGTCTTGCTTCGCCACTGGATCCGCATTTGAGTTGTTACGCTGGAATCGTAACGCATTGTTATTTTCCAATTAACTTCTTTTTCCGGCTTGTTGTTTGCCAGCTTTTCTGTCGCCGTCAAGCTTTCGACGTTCGCCCATTTCGTTTTGTGTGTTGACCAAGTTACAATCGGCTGGCCTCCGCTGGTAGTCGTCTGCGTAGGGGTTTGAATTGTAACCCTTTCCCGCAACCGTCCTGCATGTGAATGTCGTCGTGCCATTACGGATTAGGCCTTATTGCGTAAGCGTTTACAAGGTTCTTAACAACCGGATTATCACGGATTACGTTCGATTCTATATGGCTGTCACGCAGTTCATACAGTGCAAGCGCTCCAGCCTTTACGGCCATCTTTAGCGCTGTCGGGACGCTTTCACCTGTTGCGCCATATCCTGCAACGTAGGTAACGATTATAGCACCTGTGCGTTCTCTCAACGTCGGCCATGTTTCACCATAGCTTAGAGTAATCCGCGCAGGAATGCTGTAAATGTCTGTGTCATATCCTGTCCAAGTCTGCAAAGTGTTATCAGCATCGTAATATTCAACTTTGGTGATGCTTGACACAGGATAACGTGGTAGCCATAACTCGCCATTTTTCGGCCAGCAGTCCCACCGCGCTTCATAAGTCCGGCTTATAAGCGCAAGGTTTCCCATTGCCTCGACAACCTGCCGTGATGCTGTAATCATGGCATCAAGCAACGGCTGGTCGTCTTCTTCATCTATGCGCCCGTAGTCGGCTGTTTCCTGTGCTGTAACAGGTTCAACATCCGGCGGTACTGATTCAGTTAGGCTTGTGTTTGTCCACATAGTTTAAAAGGGGATAAGGGGCAGGGCGAACCGTACCCCGGTGTTACTACTCAATCAGATTAGGATCCGCTTGCTTGTGCAAGGTATTTAACCGGATTGGTTCCAGCGTCCAGCAGGTCACCGTCAAAACGCATGAAGGCAACAAAGCCGTCCTGGTCGTAATCAGCATAACGTTCTACCAAACGATAGAAACGAATCTGATTGACTTCGCGGAGTTTGTACTTCATCAAGTCGCCAAACAGAACCGTCTTAGCACTTGCTGCGATTGCGGCCATGTCGTTGTTCACGGCATATTCGTAATCAAGCAGTGTTGAAGGTGCTCCGGTCTGCACGTTGGCAGGTTGCCAGATGTAGTTATTATCGCTATCCTTGATTTTCCGCAGAACTTTCAAAGTAGAGTCGTTGAACATCCACTTGCATCCGGGCATACCGCGGTATGCAATATCGACGCTGTGTTGCAGATCAATCAACTCATCAAACGTGATAGTGCTGGCACTTGCGGCGGTTTTGCCAAGAGTGGAGGCGGTGACAATGCCTTTAGGCTGTGCCGTTCCGGTTCCGGTAGTTGCGGCTTCGTTCTGAATACGTCCAAGGCGTTCGCCCAAAGCTTTGCCAAGATAGGAAGCCATGTCAAACGCGCTGTCTTCCAACAGTTCTCGGGAAACGCGGACAAGCTTTGAAGTGTACTTGTAAGCATTAAACACGACTTCCGAGAAGGTCACATCCTGTTCAGAATCCTGCGTGTTTTCTGCCAGCAATGCGCCCTTGTTGTCGGTGTCGTTCACAGTCGGCCACGGAATCTGATTGCCGGAACTTGTACGCCAAACATCAACATTTCCACGAATCCCGCCGTAATACAGTAGCGCTTCTTCAAGCTGATTGCTGAAACCTTCGGGAACGGTGTAACCGCCTGCGCTGTCTGTGCCGACACTCTGCGCACGGCATTCAGCTTTAGTGCGCGGGGCTTGGTTGCGGAGGTTAATGTCGAGTTCGCGTTTATGCGGGCTAAGTCCGGTGAGGGTCATAGCGTCGCGTTGTTCGTCGGACATTTCCCCAGTCAACTGGAAACGCATCCAACCTTTAAGAGCAAGGTCGCGAGCCTGCTTCATGTCCATGTCGGGCGAATCATCGCGGGTGTTGCGGTCTTCACGTCCGGGCTTGGTCGTGTCGTGCCGTGCCTGCATCCGCTGTTCGAGTTCGTCCATCCGGTCACAGCGTTTAAGTTCTTCGTCAAACTTGTCAAAGTCGCTGTTGGCCTTTTCCCATGCTTCGCGCTCTTCGGGCTTGATCTCGTCGCGCCCTTCTGCTTTCATTGCCTCGCGGATCTCATGCACCTTGTCATAAGCCGCCTTCCGCTGTTCGAGTAGTTGCTTTTTGTCCATTTTGTGAATCCTTCTGTTTGTGATTGTTGACCGCATAAAAAAAAGACAGAACCACGGCCATTTTATTGGTCGTTGTTCCGTCTTTGCGGTTCTTCTAGGTTGTCGTTAGGGTCTTTGCCCTGTCGCCGATACTATAACAATGGTTTAGCCCATTGCAAGTTTTTTGTCCATTAAGCTTAAATCAAGCTCTAACGCGTCAACGTCTGAGCGCTTGTTTCTTTCTTCTTCCAGTTTTTTGCGCTCTTCCATAGCTTCGGCGTTGTCGTCGTTTCGTGCGCTTGCTTCTGTTCCGGTGTATGCCGGGAATGTTACCGGGCCAACGTCAAAAAGCTGTCCAACCTTTGTGATCGTTCGGATATAACCGTTATCATTGTCAGTCACTTTGGTTTCTTCCGCAATAAAGGAAAAAGAGGATCCGGTAATATCGCCACGTTTAATGCTTGTAATCAGATCGCGTCCAACCTGTGTGTCCGGTGGTTCAATCTCATAGCGTAATCCGGTATCATCTTCATACAGTTTCATAGTGTTGGCTGTAGTGCGTCCAAGTACATAGTTAGTGTCATGGTTAAAAAGACCTCGTACATCGTCGGAAAGAACGTCTTTAAAAGCCCCGCGCTCAATGCGTTCTTTGTAATCAGACCAAAGCGCATATTCTGTGCCTTCGTCGCCTTCCCTATACCAGACAGCCCCGTAACCGGTAATCAATGGCATTTCGCCTTCTGCACGTTCTTCAACGTTAGCTCGCGCCATGTCGACAAATAATGTTCTGCGTTCTTTTTTCATTGGTCAGTATCCTCTATTACTTGGTGGATCTGTTCAAGACATTCTGTCAATGCTTCGTTTTCGTCTGTTCCGGTTATTGCACACAGTGTTCTTACTGTCGGCGTTAAAGCCTCGCGGATTACTGCATCCTGCTCGGCAATCGATTCTTTTCTAACCGTTGCAATATGTTTCCGGCCACGCTTTTTCATCTTCGCGTCAAAGTTAAATTTTAAGCGTTTTTCCATTCGCGTGCAGACATCCTGCACGGCGTTGAATGCGTGCTCTTTTATGCCATCCGTGTCAATGCTCCGGCTTTCGTCTTCTTCGCCCGGGCTTGTTTCCTGTCCGGTTTCCTCCGGTTCTCCAAAGTTGTTTGACGGCGCAATGATTGTGTCAAGTCCCACACCGTTCATGTTTTCGGCGTTTCGCACTTCGTCAACAGTCGCCCAAGGATGTCCAGCAAGAGCCGCCCTATAATATGTTGTCCGGTGGATAAGGTTAGCTCGGACAAGTGCAGCACGGTTAAACTCAATTGCGTGTGTGTTGTTTTCTTTCTCCGCTTCGGTTAAAAGTTTGTCCCGGCATTCCTGCTCAATCATAACAAACCAAACGTCTATCGTATCATCCAGGAAGCTTTGGTTTTCCTGTTCCAACGAATTGTAAGCAGTCCGGGACGAATCGCCAACCTTATGAGGGGGAACACCAAACCAGTTCGCAACATCCTTAATGGAAAAGTCCAAGCTTTCGATTAGCTGGCTATCACGTGCAGACATTGAAAGTGTATTTGCTTTCATTCCACCCTGTAAAATGGCGGTTTTGTGGATGTTGTCAAGCCCTTTATGCATGGAATTCCACGCGCCCCGGATGGCTTCAATCTTTTCTTGATCCATCCATTCGGGATATTCAAGCACTACACGCGGTTCAGCGTTGTTTGCAAAATATTTGTTGCTGTATTTCTGCGCCCCGCTCCCCATTGCAATGGAGTTTCGAGCGTATGCAAGCACTGAAAAACCGGTTAAACCGTTGTCGCCCATGCCTTTAAAGTGCAAAACGTCGGTTTTATCAAGGCGGTTTAACCCTCGCGTGTTTGCGTTCTGATCGGGGTCATAGTTGCCGTATATGTAATAGAGTTTGCCATTATAGCGTACTGGTGTTACTTTGTCCGGTTCAAGATAGATTAGTTGTGTGGGTCTTCCAGCTCCGTCGCGCTCAATGTATGCGTATGAGTTCCCCGGCTCTAGCAAAACGTTTTGCATCATTGTTTGGAAAAAGTAATAAGCCGTCTGTTCGTCGTTCGGCTTCCATCTCAGCAGGTTGTAAGCTGGATGGTTAAAGTCTCTCTCTTTGCCCTCTTTCACAGTCCTATAGATATCGCAAGGAATCTTTGCGACTGTCGATGAAATAAGGTTTACAGCACGCCATACCGGTGAGTATTGCAAAGCGCGTGTCTTATTTATACGCTCCCCAGAATCGGTTGTAATGCCTAAATCATCGCCACCGCTTGAAAGCGGGGTGCTCGGGTTCTCAAGGCTTCGGCTTTGTGTCAAAAACATTTTTAATAAGGCTCCATGTTGCAACATGCCTTTGGCTTAATATATCCGTTTATTCGAATATGCAAATATTTAAATAAACAAATCTATTAAAATTCCTGCGCCAAGACATACCGGGACAATTCCCCATGCTGATAAAGTCCAGCATGTAGCAATTCCGGCGCCGATTATTGTAATGCTTCCGTAATACATAATCATTTTTTTTGTGTGATCTTTCATAAGCATACTATTGCCGGGGTGTCCGGCCTTTCCTCTGTTTGGTCTGCGTTTGCAAGTCCCACCGCCATAACACAAGTGACGATGCCGTCAATCTTTTTTGTGCTGTTCCGCCCCGGCTTTACAGGTCTGATATTTCCGCTAGGGTCGCACTTAACTGCAACGTTCCCCGCCATCCAAGTAAGGCACGGGTTCCCGCCGTGGGTTATGTCTTTGTTCAGTATCAACCGCTCAAACTCTTTAGCCGGTGCATTCATTGAAACATAGCCCTGCCTAAACTCCACCATGTTAACCCCGTCCTCATCGCTTAATTCTGTGGCAATATGTGTGGCGTTCCAAGGGTCAAAGGCAACTGCACGTATTTTATACTGTTGGACAAGGCTTTTTATGTCGTTTCGTATGATAGAATAGTCACTTGTTCGTCCAGGATTTACCTTAATATACCCGTTTTCCTTCCATAAAATGTACTCAGCACGCTTGTTTGCCGTGTCCAATGGTACCCAAAAGCGGGTCTCAATGCTGTTTGTTTCCGGCCAAAACATTGTAAAGCTGTTAATATCTGTTGTATTTGCCAAGTCAAGCGCCCCAAAACATACACCATCCCGCTTTATTTCGCCCTCGCAATCCTTCCATGATGCCAAATCAAGCCAGCTTGTCACCACGTCTGTCTGTATATTTAGGTGTAACCGCTTGACAGCTTCGGCATGTATCGGGTTCACTTTGCATTTATTGACCTCACGAATAAAATAATCTTCTCTTACTGTAATCCCGAATGAAGGATTTACCAATGGCCAAAAGTCCGGCTCTTTCCACCGCCCCGGATCCTCTCTGTCTGCTTCCTGCCCGTCAAAGATTACCGGCATGTAGTATGGGTCGGCTATCTTGCCATCCCTAACGCCTCGCCCGTATTCCAACTCTTGATTGCATGGCGTGTCACCTGTGAACCCTGCTGTTGTCATTTTGATTACAAGCGGTTGCGCCCTGCTGATTGTCCCGGCTTCCAACGTCTCGACAAGTTCATTATCTTTCTGTGTGTGCAATTCGTCAATCAGCAGGCCGTGGACGTTCGGACCGTGTTTACTGTCCGCTCTGCTTGAAAGCACTTTCCAACGGCTGTTGCGCTTGCCGTATTCAAGCACCTTCCAGCCCTTGTAATTTTTAATCATGCTCTTTAGCTTTTTGCTGTGCTCTAACATTTGGTTCGCAGCATCATAAATGATCTTAGCCTGCTCCGAATCGCTTGCACAACTATATATTTCCGCACCCTGTTCGCCGTCTGCTGTTAAAAGCGTTAGTCCAAGTCCTGCCCCAAACTGCGTTTTCCCATTTTTTTTTGGTATGTAAAGAAAAAGCGTTCTATATCTGCGCGTTCCGTCCGGTCTTTTCCAACCGAATAAATGCCCTAAAATCTGCCGTTGCCACTTTTGAAGCTTGAACGGCATCCCTTCAAACTTGCCGTCTTTAAGTGAATAAGTGCTTTCCCAGTAGTTGCATACACGCTCGGCTGTTTCCTCGTCAAATCTACAGTCACCAGCATCCCGCCAAGGGTCGTATGCTCTCGGAAATCCTTGTATTGGTTCGCGCCAAAAGCTCACGTTATGCAGTCCTCTTCATCTTCCTTGTCTGCGCTTAATGGTCTCACGCTTGATCTTGTCGCAGGAGTAAGCCCAAACTCTTTTGCAGTTCTCCAGTATTGATCATAAGCGTCTTTCTCGTCCATCGCCCAGGGTGCTTTGCGATGATAAACACTACCGGTTCTGTCCATAAGCTCAATATATCTCCCTTCCTGTTGGCATTTTTCTTTTGCTTCCCACCAGTCGGAATACTTTTGACAAAGCATTGCAAGTCCATGCGCCTCGGTTGCGGAGATTGCGCGGGCATTGTATAACATAGGGTAAATATAATGCCAATATTCCTGTCCTATTTCGTCCAAATATTCCGGGCATGTCAGCTCTGCATCAACGCGGATAAGGCTGTTTTCAAGCTTTTTCATTGCCCGTTTGTCACCTTTTGCCGCCTGTATTTCAAGGGGGTTTGCTTTTCGTCCGCTGTTACTGTTCCCGGGCATGGTTGTTCATCTCCTTTTTCATTGCCACAATATCAATCCCTCTCTTAATCGCGCCCTCAATCAGAACATGACAACGCTTGCACACTGACATAAGGTTTGACGGCTCGTTAAATTTGTCCGGTGCCTTTGTTACGCCTTCAATGTGGTGGACTTCCTCTGCGTGTTTAATTCCGCACCACTCACACACTGGGTCACGTTGTATCTTTTCGCGTTGGATTTTTTTCCACGTGTCGGAACTTCTTAAACGCTTTGCGCGTTTATATTGAGCGCTTAAATATCTAGGGTCTGCTGGCGGTTTGTATATTACCCTGCGTTTTGGCAATTTAGGCTTAAAGGTTTGGTGTTTCATGGTGTAATATAGTACGATTTTACCAAAAATCTGATATTTTGTCCTATAAAAATTGTGGT